ATTATAGGGATATTCAGGTGGATTTTCTGAATCTACTACAACCGGTTCTGTCCATGAACTATCTATTGTCATTACTCATCCTATGATAATTGTGGTATTACTGATGCTGTATTTCCGCTGGCTATCACTTCTTGTACATCAACAGCGGCTTGAACTTCTGTTTTTAATTCATTCAACACAGCAGTTTGGTCAGTCAATGTGCTAACTACTTCTTGAGCAGCTTTTAATTCAACTGTTGCTTCAGCTAAACATTTTGCCAACAACGCTTGTAATTGTGCTGGCAGGCTTTGTATATATGTGACCAATTCTTGTAAATATTGTATGTATTCTTGATAGGCTCGTACCTCATCAATAATAGGTTCTATTTCTTTTTGTATTAATTTAATTTTTGCTTTTAATGCTAGAACAATTTCTTTTGCTTCTTCAATAATTGGAGTGCTTGATGTGCCAGCCCACAGTCCTTCTAATGTTGTTCTAATTGTTTTAACAATACCCATAACTTCAGATTTAATCACGGCAACATCTTTATTAATCTCTACGGCTACGTTACAGATGTGTGTACGATTATTGGCCGCTTGGCCTTGAGGAGTATTTGCAACTATACCTCTGGCTGAAGGTGATGTGGTGGGTTGTCCTACTGATTCTACGATAATGCCATCTGGTGGTTTAGGTGCGGCCGCAATTTCTTCTGGTGTTCTTGGATCTTGAAATCCACTATCGCCGCCAGCTGACGTTTTGATACCTGTGTAGATCCCCATAATTGTAGGAGCTTGACTAGATTCACCATCAGAAAAAAACCCCATCACATAGTCGCCTTCTTTTGGTGTAGCAAAGCTTTGTTGTGAATTTGGTGAAACAAGGCAAGGCGCCCACGGTAAATCTTCTGTGGGTATTAATTGTTTATTTTCTGTGTGGTGTCCAAAGATACGAACTTGGCACCGACCCATTTTTAAAGGATCGTTTCGGCTTTCTACAACACCCAACCACCAGTTAAAGCCATCTTTTCCAATAAAATTTTGCATTAGTCTTTCACCGCTTCTTTCCAAACAGGATCATCACTATTGATTTGTGAATATGTTGATGGTGAACTGTCTTTTGCTAATTCTAAAATTGTTTGATATACTCCTGCTGGTTTGATAATGTGCCGAACCGCTGTAACCAAATATTTACCAGAGTAAAATTTATCCAAATCTTTTTTTGTGTTTGATGGTTTCAATGTTAATAAATTAAAATTGACAGTTCGACCAGCAGTAATACCGGGGTCTCCAGGTATTGATGCTTTTAAAACTGTATAATTTGCCAAATTAATTTGTGCCGTTCTATTTGGAATATATGTTTCAACAAAAATATCTTGCGCAACGCCGGCTTCCGCTGTTTTTATATATGGCACTTGTTTTTGGCCGGCATTACCTGTTGCAACTTTAATTACACTTTCATAAGATTCTTGTTCGGTTTTACCTAAACGATTACGTAAACTATTTGTTGGCCCACCAGCATTTAATGATTTGGCCTGTGTTCTGTACTTTGAATAGTCAAAGTTTGTTTTTTTATATGTTCTTGTTAAAGGGTCTATTGATATTAATTGGTTCGCTAAAGTACCAGAACCAATTTCATTCAGAATGTCATATGGTTTACCCAATTCATAGTCAATAACAGTTATTGATTTTTCTTGAAAGCTTTGAGTGTTTTCATCTAAATTTTTAGCTTGATACTTATATGTGGCATATACATCATTTGACATCATGGATTGTATTGACCTAAAATTAAACCCCAATTTTGTTTCAAAGAATAACATATCTGCACCAATGGCACCAGAAAGTTGAGGTCTTGCGTATGTTGACAACCAACTAATTGCTTCAAATGGTTTCATACGAGGCACTAGAAAATCATAAACACCTGTTGTTTGTTCAATAACAGATTGTGATAATTTTTCGTTATCAATTTTCAATTCTTCTTTTAGTATATTATTAACTATTTCAGATATTTTTGTGCCTTTGTATGATTTACTAATCTTAACTTGCTCAGATAAAAGTAATTCTTCAGAACAAAAATGTAACGTGTAGGTTTCTGTGTTCATATTACCAGCCGGTTGACGGCTACTAGATTTATAAACACGGAATTTTTGGTCGTTTTCGTTACTGCCATTTTTTACTTTACCAAAATTTACCTCAATAAATTCATTGCCGGTCAATTGTAAGAGTTCGATGAAACCTTGTGAATCAAGTATTGTAATATAACCTGATGCAACAAAACTATAAATGTCCTCATAATAAGACAGTTCAACAAGTAACTGACGAAGTTCTATTCGCTGGCCACTGGCTGTTAAAAAGTTTAGTGTTTTAAGATAAAAATCCTGAGGATAATACGCACCAGGAGATTCTACAATATTTGTATCTTCTATCATATTAAGCCATCAATTTTTTTAATTGTGTTTCTACTAAATCAACATAATTTGAGTTTAAAATTTTAATGTTTCGTTTTGCTTCATTTTGAGCCAATTCGTCATCATAGATACTTACTGCATTACGTTCTGTTGTTATTGTTACGGAACCAGTAGATAAATTATAATAATTTGTTTGTGTGACAGGTAAATTATTATATGTGCTTTGATTAATTCTTACTTTATTAACTGTGGTTGTTTGAGTATTTGAATCATATTGTGTAATTATTTTTTCGTAATATGAAATTGTAGTGTACACATTGGTTGAAAGATATTTATTTTCCAAATATTTTTTTAAAACTGCCGGCGACATTGGCCAATCCCATTGCGGATCCAATAATTCATTTAAAAATAAAATAATCCAATAACGATAAGAATCACCGTAATATTTAAAAGCAATAATTTCAGGAGTATCGCCGTCTTGTATATCATAAGAATAATATATTAATGGATCTTTTAATATTGCTGGAATAACACTAGCTCGAGCCAACAAATTCGTCATTACTCTAGAATTACCTCTAGAATCAATATTGATAATTTTTGGTAAAGTATCGAAGTATTGCATTTTTAATATCCCTGTTCGACTTTTTTGCGGTCAATAAGTTCAATTTCTTTGAATTGCATTGTTAGTGTTGTTTGAACTGGTGCACCATCAGGATGAGTAGCCCATCCATTTGGAGCATAATTAACATCTATACTTTCAATTACACTTTCAGCAACTCTTGTGATGTTTGTATTTTCTTTGCCATTTAAAATAAATTGTAAATTAAATGTTGATGGCGGCACAAAAAACATACCTCCACCACCAGAAACAATCTGTGGTGCTGCATGTGCTCTAAACATTTTGATAATACGGTTAACATCTGCAGCTTCTTGCTGAGAATAAGGTGTAAATGTAAATGCCAATTGATAAGACCTAAAATCAATTCCATCAAATAATAATTGTTGTTGTGGATTGATTGCAAGGCCTTGTGTTGAAAGTGCCAGTTTGGCCGTTTGTGATTCTGCAAGAGAGATGCCCAAAGATGCGGCTTTACCAATTTGTGATATAATCGGAACGCCTGTTGATGAAACTGCGCCGGCGGCTTCTTTTGCTACATCCATTAAAGATAAATTAGAATAACCAGAATTATATTGAAAATTTACCGTGTCTGGCATATATAAAGAAATTGTTGAAACAATTCTTTTCTTTTTTGGCCTTAAAGATTGATTGACTTTGGTTTCTCCGCCGGCCAATTTTTTAATTGAATTCCACAAATCTTGAGGTTCAGTAATAGACGGCAATTTATATTCTTTATTTTCTTCATATCCTGTTGGCTGTATTTCATTAATAGAAAATTTAATTACGTGAGCCTTTGTTGATGACCCCAAATCTCTTGGGTATTGCAAAGAACCTAATTTATATTTACTATCAAACAAAGCACCCAAAGGTCCTTTTGTTGTAGTACCAGGTATGCTTACGCCACCAATTGAAGTTGGAATGGAAATAATGGCCATTGGATTCTCTTTTTAGATTGAACATACATATTTATATGGCTTACCAAGGAATATTCAGACCAAAGAACCCTAAAAAATATGTTGGGGATTCAAATAACATTGTGTATCGCTCTTCATGGGAATGTAGAGTGATGAACTGGTTCGACCAGAATGATGACATTATGTCATGGGCAAGTGAAGAATTGATTGTTCCTTATAAATCTCCAATAGATAATCGCTTTCACCGGTATTTTCCAGATTTCATAGTAAAAGTAAAAACCAGAGATGGAACTGTGAAAACATTGATGATAGAGGTTAAACCAAAGAAACAAACCGTGCCACCAGAACCAAAAAAACGAGTTACCAAACAGTACGTAACTGAGGTTACGACATATGGTGTTAATCAGGCCAAATGGAAAGCCGCTCATGAATACTGTTTAGACCGTGGCTGGGAATTCAAAATAATGACAGAAGAACATCTAGGACTGTAACTAAATACTTCAATGGAATCTAAACTTACACAATTAGCCAATGCACGTCCAGCTGATATGCAGATTGGCTCAAAAAAATCACTTGAATGGCTGAGCCAGAAGATTGCTGAATTGCGAGGCACCTCAAACATACCTGCAGGTATGAGCCGTGAAAGATTTAGACAAGTGGATAATTTTAGATTGGGCAAGTTGTATTGTTTTTACTACGATCCAAAAGGTAAAGAAAGTTTGCCATATTATGACCGTTTTCCAATGGTATTGGCAATCGAGAAGTATAATGATGGGTTTTTAGGCCTAAACCTACATTATTTACCATTTAATTATCGGCTGGCATTTTTAGGTAAACTACTTAAATTTGCGGTCCAAGGCGAACCAGGAGAAATTGACAGGTTGAGAGTCACCTATGATATTTTAGTCGCCTCCAAGCGCCTTAAAGAGTTTCGGCCTTGTATTAAACGTTATCTTGCTGGTCACATCCAGTCAAAGATACTTGCCATCCAACCTAATGAGTGGGATATTGCCGCTTTTCTGCCATTACAGCAGTTCAGGGGTGCCAAATCTCAGGAAGTGTGGCAAGAATCATTAGAACAAATAAGGAACTAAAATGGCAGGTACCATTAACGAATTCAAATCAAGTTTTCGTAAAGATGTAGCAAGACCTCATAAATTTGATGTGAATGTTAATATCCCATTGGTATTAATACCATACATTTCTGGCGCAAGACAGTTAGTTTATCGTTGTGAATCTACTAATTTACCTGGTAGAACATTAGCAACAACAGAACAAAAAACATATGGACCCATTGAAAAGTACCCGTATTTGAACACTTATACTGATATCGATTTAACTTTTATTGTTGATGATGATATGGAGCAAAAGGTTTTATTTGATGCTTGGTTAAATTTTATCAATCCTTTATATAATAACCATATTCGTTATAAACAAGAATATGCAACCATATTGACAATCAATCAATATGATGTAACAAATAAATTAAGTTATTCTGTAAGTTTGTATGATGCTTTTCCTGTTTCAATGAATCAAATGGATTTAGATTGGAGTGGCGACGGTTATCATAAATTAAATGTAACTTTTGCTTACACTTATTGGCAGAATAATTCTCTACAAGCAATCGGTATGCAATTGGTCGATGCTGGCCTTGCTGCCGTGTCTAGTGTTGTTAACGGCAGTGATATTAATTCTTTGACGTTGTCGTTACCAGACGTATCTGCAACAAATGCTGGTTTAAATCCAGGTGAAAGATTTGTGAATTGATTTGAAAAAGGAGATATAAAATGGCTTTGCCAAAACTTGATGTACCAACTTATGAAATTGAATTGCCTGTATCTAAAAAGAAAATTAAATATAGGCCATTTTTAGTTAAAGAACAAAAGAATCTTTTGATGGCCATTGAATCAAATGAATCTACCACAATTCAACAGAATGTTAAAGACATTTTAAATAATTGCACGGTAACAGAAGGTCTTGATATTGATAGTTTACCTATTATTGATGTTGAGTATTATTTTGTACATCTTCGTGCAAAATCTGTAGGTGAAATTGTCCAAACCCGTTATAAATGTAACAATAACGTTAATGAACACGACTGTGGTAACATTATGGAAAAAGACATCAACCTATTGGAACTAAAAGTACAAATTGATCCTACGGTAAATCCAGAAATACGGTTGAATAGTAAAATATTAATCAAAATGAAATATCCAGAGTTTGGTATAGTACACGATTCTTTACAGTTTGAGGATATTACTGATATTACTTTTAATATGATTGCAAATAGTATCGAGTACATATACGATGGCGAACAGTTTTATTATGGCCATGAAGCACAACCAGGCGAAATGCTAGAGTTTGTTGAAGGTATGAATCAAGAACAGTTTGCAAAAGTTGAAGAATTTTTTAACAAATTACCAAAACTAAAAGAAACACTTGATCTTACTTGTGGTAAATGTGGTTTTCAACATAAAATTGATGTAGAAGGACTTGAAAGTTTTTTCGGTTAATATTTCGTCATGACAATTTAAAGAATTACTATAAAACGAATTTTTCGTTAATGCAACACCATAAGTACAGCTTGACAGAACTTGAAAA